ATGCCCGCTGTCAGAAGGAGCTTCTTCACAGCAAACCAGCCTTCTTTCTCGTTCGCGCGCATGCAATGGGCGCGTTCAATGGATCGTCCGGATGCGGACCTTTTGCGCGCCTTTGCGCGGAACAAACTCCAGCAGAAGCTTGCAGAGGAGCTTTGCTTCGTCGCCTGTGAGCGCGTCGACCATAAGGCTGCGCCGGTCGTCGTTGGGCTCGCTGATAATGGCGGCTGCTTTTTGCGAATCAAAATATTGGGGTTTCATAGGGAACGTTCTTTCTTCCTTTCGATTGCTTTCTGCACCGCGGGCATGCACGGCAGCCCGCGGCATTTTTGTTTTTGCCGTAAGCTTCGTCGGGGGCTGTGCCCGGGCAGCTTGCGGCGCTTCGGGCGGGAAGGGCGCGTTTGCTGTGTTTTCAGGCGCGGCCGCCCGGCTTCCCGGCAGCCCGGTTTCAGGGGGGGCGGCGCACTCAGGTGTCCTCCTGCATGCATACGCCGCATACGTCCCTGTAATACAGGTATGCATCCCAGATACACTGTGCCGTTACGTTGAAATGCTCTGCGATCTCCCACACGGAAAAGCCTTTCAGGATTTCGCTCTTCAGCTCACACCATGGGATGCGTTTGCGGAAGGCGCTCCGCCAGGCTTTGTTTTCGGCCTGCTGCTTCACCTGGTACACGCTGAAGGGCTTGTAAAACGCGCCGCTTTCAAAATGGCCGTCCTCGTGGATCAGCGCCGTGCAGCATTCCGCCTCGTTTTCAAATTTGCGCCTGTCGTACCCCACGATACGGCCTTTTTCCATACAAAGGGACGGATTGCTTTTCAGCTCGCATTCCACCACCGAGATGCCGTTGCTCTGCATATCCTCGCATACCGCTGCAAGGCTGTTATACATCGCAATCACTCCTTTGAACGGTTCAGTTCAGCGCGCAGCTTCATAAGGGTCTTGATATCCTCGATATCGCCCTCGGTCAAATGCTCTTTTACGTCCCCGTAAAAGCCGATCAATTCGTCCTTCACAAGCTCGCCGTCCTTCGGGGCGGCGGGCTTTTCTTCTTTGCCCAGCAGATGGTCCACCGAGACGTTGAAATACCCGGCGATCTTTGCCAGCTTATCCGCCGCCAGGCTTTTGATGCGCCCCGCCTTGTAATCGGAAAGCGCCGAGCGAGGCACGCCCGCTTCCCGGCACATGGTGGTGACGTTCACGCCCGCTTCCCGGCAGAGCTGTTCAATGCGTTCGTACATTTCATCCAATGCAATGGCCTCCATTTTGGGCACAATGCCGGTTTTACTGAATTCAGTAAAATGATATTGACGATTACTGAATCTAGTAATATACTGGACATAGGCCGACGGGATTTAGTAATTTTGAATCTGCAAATTCAGTATATTACTATTTTTCGTAACAGTCAATAGAAGGGAGCTTTTACCTGCATTGTGAGATACTGGAAAACCCTGCAAGAACAGAATAACGCATTTTCTGTCCTATAAACAGGACAGGTCAAAACATCGGCCAGGGTGGTTTCGCGCAGCGAAATGCCGCGCCCGCTTTTGCGCGGCAAACCCAAAAGGCGGGGCCGATGACCGGACGCGCGGTTTCGCCGCAGGCGAAATGGAGCCGAACGGCGACAAGCGCCGGGGTGCGAGCGCGGGGCCACATTTGAGGGGAGCGAAAATGGGGTAGCGAGCACGTTGCCCCCAGCGGGGCCGATGACCGGCCGCGCGGTTTCGCCGGAGGCGAAATGCGACCGAACGGGAGCAAGGGCCGGGGTTTTGCCGTTGGGGACCCGGCGCGGCGCAGCCGTGACGGGAACGGCAAAATAGCGGTGCGGGGTGGCGAAGCCATGGCCGCGAAGCGGACAACCGCACAGGGTGGTTTCGCGCAGCGAAATGCCGCGCCCGCTTTTGCGCGGCAAACCCAAAAGGCGGGGCCGATGACCGGACGCGCGGTTTCGCCGCAGGTGAAATGCGACCGAACGGGAGCAAGGGCCGGGGCGGGAACGGAAGCCGCGTGTGGGAAAAGAGGAAGGCCCCCGCTTTCGCGGGGCTGATTACGAGTCTCCGACGGCCTACTTTCTTAGCGTTAAGAAAGTAGGCAAAGAACGTTAGGGGGCGTTCCGCTACGCTAAAAAAATTGAATTTCAAATTCCATAACAAATTCAATTTTTTCTTCACGCTTCGCTCCGAGGCCCCCTAAGACCCCCAACGGCAAAAGAGGAACGATTTTCCGCCGCGCCCTTAACAGTAAGAATGACATGACGGGCGCTTCCCGGAAAATCTGGATTTTGATTTACCCGCATCCTTCGGATGCGAGAGAGCCACAGAAAGATACTCCGTTCCCGTTCTTCCTCTTCCGCCGGCAGAGAGTGAGCAAAGGAGTAAGGAGTTTTGATTTTATTATTTAGTGCCGCCCCGGTGGCGCTTCCGGTTTCGGCTGCACGAAGCGATTCACGGCGGCGGCTGGCGCAGCAGGCTTCCCGTTGTTAAAAAAGGCTGCCGGTTCTGCCTGCGCGAAGAGGTTCACGGCGGCTGGCGCAGCGGGCTTCCCGTTGTTCAAAAGGCTGCCGGTTTCGGCTGCGCGAAGCGATTCGCGGCGGCGGCTGGCGCAGCAGGCTTCCCGTTGTTAAAAAAGGCTGCCGGTTCTGCCTGCGCGAAGAGATTCGCGGCGGCTGACGCAGCGGGTTTCCCGTTGTTCAAAGAGGCTGTTGGTTCTGCCAGCGCGAAGCGATTCGCGGCGGCGGCTGGCGCAGCAGGCTTCCCGTTGTTAAAAAAGGTTGCCGGTTCTGCCCGCGCGAAGAGATTCGCGGCGGCGGCCGGCGCAGCAGGCTTCCCGTTGTTCAAAAAGGCTGTTGATTCTGCCCGCGCGAAGAGATTCGCGGCGGCGGCTGGCGCAGCAGGCTTCCCGTTGTTAAAAGAGGCTGCCGGTTCTGCCTGCGCGAAGAGATTCACGGCGGCGGCTGGCGCAGCAGGCTTCCCGTTGTTAAAAGAGGCTGCCGGTTCTGCCTGCGCGAAGAGATTCACGGCGGCGGCTGGCGCAGCAAGCTTCCCATTGTTAAAAAGGAGGAAAAGGATGGAATTGCATTATGTGGGGATTTCGGCGGCGTTTGACCCGTATGCGCAGGCGCGGCCTGTGGGGCGGTGCGCGGAATGCGGCGCGGCTCTGTACGACGGGGACCGCGTTTACTACGGCCGCGGCACCGACCATGTGCTGGGCTGCGGGCAATGCATCGACGCGGGCTTTGCCCGGGAGGAACAGGGAGGAAGCCATGCTTGAGGGCGGTTTTATTTTGCTTCACCGGAGCATTCTGCGGTGGGAATGGTACGGCGACCTCAACACCGCACGGCTGTTCATTCATCTGCTGCTGACGGTGAACTACGAGCCGCAGCGGTGGCAGGGCATTGCGGTGGAGCGCGGGCAGCGCGTGGCGAGCCTGGCAAAGCTGGCGGACGAGACGGGGCTGACCGTCAAGCAGGTGCGGACGGCGCTGGAACATCTTAAACGGACGGGCGAGGTGACGCACACGGCAACGTCGAAATACGGCCTGTTTACGGTGAATCATTACGACAGATACCAACCCCGGGGCGAGCCGGAGGGCACGCGGCCGGGCATGGAAAACGGCATACAGGGGGCAGGCGGAGGGCAGGCAAAGGGCAGCAATGGAAGAAAGAACAAAAAAGCAGAGAAAGAGAGCGAAGCGCCCACGGCCGCGCCGGGGGAGAAACGGGCCGGCGGCGCTGTGCAGCCGGAACGTGCGTGCGGGACGGACGCCGGCGCGGGTACGGCTGCGGCAAAGCGGCCGGCGCGGGCGGACAAAGCAAAATTCGGTGAATTTGAAAACGTGCTGCTCGACGGGCGGGAGCATGGGAAGCTGGTGGACAGCCTGGGCGATACCGGCGCATCGGAATACATCGAGCGTCTGTCCGTCTATCTTGCACAGACCGGGCGGTGCTACAAAAGCCACTACGCCGCGATTTTGAACTGGTGGCGGAGGGACGGCATGCCCGTGCGCCGCAGCCCCGCGCCGCGCGTGCTCAAGCCGGACGTGGGCCGGGAGATCACGCCGGACATGACGGCGGAAGAACTGTTTTAAAAGGAGGCGTTTGAAATGGTGCAGGCGGAGCAGAGCGTCATCGGCTGCCTGATGATGGCGCCGGAGCTGCTGGACAAGGCGCGCGCGGTGCTTTCCCCCGCGATGTTTGAGGCGCAGCCGCTGGCGCGTATTTTTTCCTGCATGCTCGAGCTGAAAAAGGCCGGAACTCCGGTGGACGCGGTGACGGTGGTTTCCAGGCTGGGGGACGGCTATGAGGCCATGATCCGGGAGTGCGCGTGCATCGCGCCGCGCATTGGCACGTTCCCGCAATACGCCGCCATCGTGCTGGACGCGTGGCGGGAGCGCACGCTGGTGACGGAGCTGCAAAGCCTTGCCATCAGCGGGCGCACGGCCGACGAGATGACGGCGGAGCTGGAGCGGATGGCGGCGCGGCAGCGGAGCATTATGCAGAAGGTGCACAGCGCGTCGGAGCAGACCTTCGGCGAGGCCGTGGCACAGGCATACCGGGACCTTCTGAAGCCGGACACATCGCTGAAAACCGACTGGAAGCACTTCAACGACGTGCTGGGCGGGCTGCAGCGCGGGTGCCTGTACATCATTGCCGCGCGGCCCGGCGACGGCAAAACGGATTTTGCCCTGCATCTGGCCGTGCAGCTTGCCAAGCGCTGCCGCGTGGATTACAGAAGCCTGGAAATGACGAAGGAGCAGCTCGTGCACCGCGTGCTGTCGCGGGTATGCATGATCAATTCCACCCGCTTTCGGGACCACGACCTGGACGAAAACGCGCAGAAGCGCATCGGCATTGCGGCGGCCCGCATGGGGGACCTGCACCTTGTGATGGACGACACGCCCGGCGTATCCGCCGGGGACGTGGAGGCGAAGCTGGCCTCGGGCAAGCCGGACGTGATGTTCATCGACTATCTGGGCCTGATGCGGGGCGACGCCGCCGGAAACAAACCGCTGTGGCAGATCACGGGGGAGATCACCCACGCGCTGAAGGAAAGCGCCCGGCGGCACGGCGCGGCCGTGGTGGCGCTGGTGCAGCTGGCGCGCGCGGCGGACCGGCAGAAGGAGCCGGCTTTATCGGACCTGAAGGGCGGCAGCGACATCGAAGCGGACGCGGACGGCGTGATCTTCATGCGTCCGCAGAAAACGGGAGAATTTTTGAGCGGGGACGACGCATGGCCCGTGGAAGCGGTGATTGCGAAAAACCGGCACGGCGGGGTGGGCAGGCTGCGGTTCAACTGGCAGCCGCAGTACCACAATTACGTTCCCACAGACAACACAAGGCGGTGAGCGGATGATTTTTGAAGACATAGCGAATGTAATGAACGCGCGCCCGGTAAAGGAGATCATGCGCAAAACAGGGCTGACGAAGAACCGGGTATACAGCCTGCGCATGGGGTGCACGTTCCACATGGATTACGAGCTGCTGTTCGCGCTGCAGCGGATGGGGTATGAGGTGCGGGTTTTTGCCGTTGGGGACCCGGCGCGGCGCAGCCGTGACGGGGACGGCAAAATACCGGCCCCGGTGGGGCCGGTAACCGCACGCGCGGTTTCGCGCAGCGAAATGGAGCCGAATGGCGACAAGCGCCGGGTTGTTGGCCGAGGGGCCACGCTTGAGCGAAGCGAAAGCGGGGTAGGCCAAAACATCGGCCCCGGTGGGGCCGATGACCGCACGCGCGGTTTCGCCGCAGGCGAAACGGAGGCGTAAGCCGACGAGCGCCGGGGTGCGAGCGCGGGGCCACATTTGAGCAAAGCGAAAATGGGGTAGCGAGCACGTTGCCCCCAGCGGGGGCAACGACCGGCCGGCCCGGTTTCGCCGCAGGCGAAATGCGACCGAACGGGAGCAAGGGCCGGGTTTTTGCCGTTGGGGACCCGGCGCGGCGCAGCCGTGACGGGGACGGCAAAATACCGGCCCCGGTGGGGCCGGTAACCGCACGCGCGGTTTCGCGCAGCGAAATGGAGCCGAACGGCGACAAGCGCCGGGGTGCGAGCGCGGGGCCACATTTGAGCAAAGCGAAAATGGGGTAGCGAGCACGTTGCCCCCGGCGGGGGCAACGACCGGCCAGCGCGGTTTCGCGCAGGCGAAATGGAGCCGAACGGCGACAAGCGCCGGGGTGTTGAGAAGGGCCGTGGGGCTGTGACTGAGCAGAGCGAAAGCGGGGCAGGCTAAAACATCGGTGCGGGGTGACGAAGTCATGGCTGCGAAGCGGACAACCGCACAGGGTGGTTTCGCGCAGCGAAATGCCGCGCCTGATTTTGCGCGGCAAACCCCAAAGGCGGGGCCGATGACCGGACGCACGGTTTCGCCGCAGGCGAAATGCGACCGAATGGGAGCAAGGGCCGGGGCGGGAACGGAAGCCGCGTGTGGGAAAAGAGGGNTGGGGCGGGCCGGAAAAAACAGCGGCGCGGCCAACTGGGTTGAAAAGCTGGACTGGAAGACTCCTTCGGGCGCGCCGTACACAAGCGCGCCGGAGCAGGGCGGGCCGTCCAACCGGATGGAGCTGATCCTGGCGCAGCGCGGCGGTGGAGGCGGCGGTTTTTCGCCGGGTGCGGGAGCGGGACGGGGCGATGCTCCCGCACCGGGCACGGGCGCAGGCGGCGGTTTTTCGCCGGGCACGGGCGTGGGGCGCGCCGGTATCCGTGAACCCGGCGCGCGGCCTCCGTCTGTGGGGCTGCTGGAAAGCGCGGGGGATTTTATCGGGGAAAAGCTATACGGCCTTACGGAGGGCGCTGCGGATGTTTTGGACTTTTTAGCCGACCCGGAAAAGGTGAACAACTTTCTGTACAGCGATTTCATAAAAGACAACACAATGGCCGGACTTTCGGGCTTCAACCGCAGCGCCGCGCAGACGATCGACTGGCTTTTGCCGGACGTTATCACCCTTGACCCTGTGCAGAAGCTGTTGGACTACTACAAGGAGCTGGGCGGGGAGCACGCGGCCCGCGCCGCACAGACAAACCGTGATCTGGGCATGGAACAGGCGGGCGGGCTGTATCAGTCCGCCGTACAGGCGGCGCCGAACGCCGTGCTTGCAGCGCTGAGCGGTGGCGCAAGCGGTACGGCGCAGCTTGGAAGCGCATCCGGCTCTGCGGTTTCCGCCGTTGTGCAGGAGATGGTGAAAAAACCGGCGTTCTGGACCAGCTTTCTGCGCACGGCAGGGCCTTCTTATGAGGAGGCAAAGGCGGGCGGCGCAAGCGAAATGGAGGCGGCGCTGTATGCGCTTGCGGGCGGACTGACGTCCTCGGGAATCGAGGTGGGCGGCGGAATTGAGAAAATGGCGGACAAAAGCGGCGGTTTTGGCATGCTGCAAACGATGTACGAGGAGGGCGGAGAGGAGGTAAAGCAGGATATCCTGGCAAAGCTGCTGGCCAAGCTGCTGTACGACCACGGCGCGGAATACTTTTCGGCATCGGACGAGGATGCAGTGTTCAACCCGAACCGGGCGTTTGACGCATTCAGCGGCGGCGCGGCGCTGGGAGGGCTGTTTTCCGCCGCCGATTTGGGCTTGAGAGACCTGTCCCGGGCCTGGAGCGGAGCCGGGGAAAGCGCCCGGCCCGGTGCGGACGGCCTTTTCACGCGCGATGAGGTTTTGAAGATGGACAGGGCGGCGGTGAGCGAGAATTACGACGCGATAAGAGAATCCATGAGCTTATGGGACAAGGACGGAAGGCTGCCGGAAAGTATGCCCGAACGCGATGTGGTTGACAGCCAAAGCCCGGCGGGGGATAATGGAGGAAACGCATCGGCGGAACTGAATGCGGAAAGCGCACAGGGCGAAACGGCGGGCGGCGCAGAGTGGTTTGATATTGAGAAAATCAGACCGCAGCTAAGAACGGAGCGTAGTAAAGCGTTTTTTTGGTCCGGCAGAACCGATGGTGTTGGAGGTGCGGATATTGCGGCCCACATAGCCGGAGAAAAAGACGGCGTAACCTTAGAATCAACAATAGCCAAGAAAAAAATTGTACTGCCAGAATGGGATTTTGATGATCCGTCATCCATGGAAGCATGGAGCCTGGCATCGGAGGCATATGCGGAACAAGTATCAGGGGAAATTCGGGCTGTTATTGGGGCTGAATTAAGGCCCGGGAACATATGGGAAAATATTGAGCTTCCCAGACTCATGGAGAATTTAAATGTGACGAAGATAACAATAATTGACCCTAAAACAGGGGTCGAAACGATTATTTTTGAGAGGTAACAAAATGAAAATTACAGGCGGCAGCAACTATATCAAATTTGATTTGGAAAATGGATACGTATTGAAAGCAAATGGAGAAATGTTGGTTGGAAATAAATTTGCAGTATACAGAGATTCAATGAAGTTTTGGGAAGCACCACATCAGAACGAAGAAATAACAGAAGCGCAAATAATTGATATTATTGAGAAAGTGAAACGAAACACCAGCAACGGCACAGTGCAGATCCTATTTGATTGAAGAACCACGAGCTATGGTGAAAGAACGTCTGTTCCCTCAGTACAGGAATAACGCAGATCTGCTTCAGGCTGCACTGCTCCAGGGGCTGGAGGCGATTCGGAAAAGCGTCTGACAGGCACAGACAAACCCGCGGCGGGGATCCCCGCCGCGGGTTTGTCTGTGCGCCTACGGAGAGCGCAGCGCGGCGGCCAAAAGACGGCAGAGCCCTGAACGCGGCGCGGTTGACAGCCAAAGCCCGGCGGGGGATAATGGAGGAAACGCATCGGCGGAACTGAATGCGGAAAGCGCGCGGAGAGAAGAAGCTGACAGAGCGGAAAATATTATCCCAAATGTGGGAAATGCATCAATTGACTCTCGAAAATTGACGGACTACGCATTGAATCCGGAACATCCGGTAGGAGGAAATAAGGCGAAAGTGTTTGAGAGTGCGTTAGGCTATAATAAGTCTAATGCAGAAGAGTTCATGCAACAGATTTATGAAAAACTGCCGGGCGGTAGGGCGACGTTGGGAAAATTGGATGAATTTGGACAGAGATATACAGTGGATATTTCAATTACAGGGCCAAATGGAAATACTGTAGAAGTGAGAACCGGGTGGATAATAAAAAAGGCTTCAGACACGCCGGCATTGACCACAATTTTTGTCAAATAGCGAGGAGAGAGCGAAAATGAAATTTCAGGAATATGATTTAGTCAGGATTTTAAAAGACTGCGAAGAAGGCGTGAGAAAAGGAGAAGTGGGGACCGTCTTGCTGTCTTTTGAAAATCCTGTAGAGGCATATGAAGTGGAGTTTTTGGATGAAACAGGACGGCAAAAAGCGCAATGTACTCTTTTTCCCGAAGATCTGCAGTTGGTAAGATAACAAATTCCGGGACTTGTACTTTTCAACCTGAAACCGGAAATTATGTATATTCCTTGGGAACTGTTGTGACGCTCCTTACATATCAATAAGGAGGGAATTTTATTACTATTATGGGCGAAATAAAAAAGTTGAGAGAGATTTGCAAAGCGTTTAAATTGGGACGGTTTGGGATTGAAGAATTCAAGGCCCCTATCGAAACGGTTTATCTGCCGGGCGAATATAAAAATACGTTGGAAAAGGCACAGCACAACACTGTGAACAGATTGGAAGAAATTATTTATTGCTATGCGGAATCCCAAAAAGATATGCCGACGAGGCGGGGGACGAACTGCTTCAGGTGTTGGGGAGGGGGAAATAGTGTCAGGAAACTGAAAAGGTGTTAAATCCGCGGCGGGGATACCCCGCCGCGGATTTTTGTGTATCGGTGCGCCCCGGAGCCGATGCAAAAAAAGGGTGGGGGACAGGCGAAAAAACGGAAAATTCCGGAGAATGTGCCCGAAAGCGGCGCGGTTGACAGCCAAAGCCCGGCGGGGGATAATGGAGGAAACGTATCGGCGGAATGGAGCGGCGCGTCACCGAAAGTAAACGGCGTCGAAGCGGAAATAAAGCGCCTTGAATACAAAGCGGCCTCCGGTATAGAAATCATTGCCGAGCCCAATGCCACAACGACAATATTGGGAAGATATGATATGGATACAAAAAATATAATAGAGGAATTACAACTTCCCAAAACGACTGATTTTTCAGGAAACGAAGGAGGATTCGTTCGTTTAAACACTCCTGACGAGTTGTATAAAACACCAAACCCGTTTTGGCGGGAATACAATAAACCGTTTTTGGATGCTGCAATAAGCAGGGGAGACGTTATCTGGATGGCAACACCCATCAACCACGGCACCCTCTATACAAAAAACGGAGAATTGACGGGGTACGGTAAAGAATACTTTTATTTGTGCTCGAAAGGATATGAACTGATAGATGGAAGAATGGTATGAAAGGAGGGCAATTAAAATGAGTATGCCTTTGAAAGCAAAACAGGAAATTCAGCGGGAAGCGTTTTTTTGGAAAAAGTGGGATACAGAAAAACAGAGGACGAAAATTCGATAAGTTATGCTCAAAATGAACTTGTTTTTTTGATTTCTTTTTTGCCAAACTCGGAAGAAAGCGATATTATGATTCACTTTAAAAAAGAGAATCAGTCTTTCAGCGTAGGGTGGATTGCACTGGTGAGAGAAGGCATAAAGGGAGATGGCGAAAAAACAAAAAATGTAATTCAATTGCTTCGGTATATAGAAAGCCACTATAATCTGATAACGGATTTCCAATATTGTCTGCACAGTAATGTTCTAATTGATGCGTATGTCAAACAGCATCAGGCGTTATTTGAAAAAAGCGTATCAGATTTTTTGGAAAAGGCATAAATGGGAGCGGAGAAAAGTTAGGAAAATGAAAAAATCAGGAATCCCTTACTAAATTTACAAGGGAGGCTTACTGTTATGACAAAGGAAGAAATGTTTAAAGAAATGGAAAAAATGGCCCCGGTGTTGGGACGGAACGGAGTAGATATTGTGCTGGGAAGAAGAATCCCAGGTTCTTTTACGAGAGGCTATTTTTTCAACGAGGAAGCGGGTTTGTGGGAGGTGTATTCCTGCGGGGAGCGAAACGATTATTTTATTGAAAAGCAGACCGGCTCGGAGCAGGAGGCGGTGGAAGAGTTGTACCAAATAGCGAAGTATGAGTACGAATCAACCTTGCGATATCTGGAACGAGAGCGGCAAAGAAAAGAGAGAATGCAGAACGGGCAGAGATGAGCCTTTCGGAGCAAAGCCAAAAAGGAAAGCGGGCGCGCTTTCCTTTTTTGTTTTCCCCACGGGATGAGACCGAAGGTGAATGGATGCGAATGACAAAGCATGCGGGGGCTCTTGTTCCGCATAGGCGGAAAGACAGGAAAAGTGAATGATATGCCACAGCCGCAGCGGTTTTCCGCTGCGGCTTTTTCTTTTGGCCGATTCCGGAAAACCGGACGCGCGGGAGCGTACAATGGGGATAGGGTGAGCGGAGCGGATGACAAAACGACGCACAAAAAATGATATTTTCGGACTTTGTCAACGCCCTGCCGTCCGAAAGCGGGCGGCCGCGCCCGCCGGTTTTTGCGCAGCAAAAACCGGATTGAAAACGAGGAGGGCCGGGGTGCGAGCGTGGGGCCACATTTGAGCGGAGCGAAAATGGGGTAGCGAGCACGTTGCCCCCAGCGGGGGCAACGACCGGCCGCGCGGTTTCGCGGAGCGAAATGCGACCGAACGGGAGCAAGCGCCGGGGTTTTGCCGTTGGGGACCCGGCGCGGCGGAGCCGTGACGGGGACGGCAAAACATCGGCCCCGGTGGGGCCGATGACCGGCTGCGCGGTTTCGCGGAGCGAAATGCGACCGAACGGGAGCAAGCGCCGGGGTTTTGCCGTTGGGGACCCGGCGCGGCGGAGCCGTGACGGGGACGGCAAAACATCGGCCCCGGTGGGGCCGATGACCGGCCGCGCGGTTTCGCGGAGCGAAATGCGACCGAACGGGAGCAAGCGCCGGGGTGCGAGCGTGGGGCCAGCCGTGGAACAAAGGAACGTACCCCGGCAGACCCCGCGGGAATATGCGGGGCCACATTTGAGCGGAGCGAAAATGGGGTAGCGAGCACGTTGCCCCCGGCGCGGGCAACGACCGGCCGCGCGGTTTCGCCGCAGGCGAAATGCGACCGAATGGGAGCAAGCGCCGGGGTTTTGCCGTTGGGGGCCTGGCGCGGCGGAGTCGTGACGGGGACGGCAAAACATCGGCCCCGGTGGGGCCGATGACCGGCCAGCGCGGTTTCGCGGAGCGAAATGCGACCGAATGGGAGCAAGCGCCGGGGTTTTGCCGTTGGGGACCCGGCGCGGCGGAGCCGTGACGGGGACGGCAAAACAGCGGTGCGGGGTGGCGAAGCCATGGCCGCGAAGCGGACAACCGCACAGGGTGGTTTCGCGCAGCGAAATGCCGCGCCCGATTTTGCGCGGCAAACCCAAAAGGTGGGGCCGGTAACCGGCTGCGCCGGTTTTTGCGCAGCAAAAACCGAGTTGAAAACGAGGAGGGCCGGGGTGCGAGCGCGGGGCCAGCCGGGGAACAAAGGAACGTACCCCGGCAGACCCCGCGGGAATATGCGGGGCCACATTTGAGCAAAGCGAAAATGGGGGAGCGAGCACGTTGCCCCCAGTGGGGGCAACGACCGGCTGCGCCGGTTTTTGCGCAGCAAAAACCGAGTTGAAAACGAGGAGGGCCGGGGTTTTGCCGTTGGGGACCCGGCGCGGCGCAGCCGTGACGGGGACGGCAAAATAGCGGCCCCAGTGGGGCCGGTAACCGGCTGCGCCGGTTTTTGCGCAGCAAAAACCGAGTTGAAAACGAGGAGGCGAGCATACGAGCGCGAAAACTGCAAAAAGCGACAACAGCNGCCGGACGCCGGCGCCGCCTGTGCACAGAGCGCGCAGGAGCTGCTGCAGGCGGCGGCGCGCGCGGCCGTACAGATGCTGGTGCGGACCGTGGACGACGAAAACGCCACGCTGCCCCAGCGGATGGACGCGGCAAAGACCATACTGGACCGCGTATACGGCAAGGCCTCGCAGCCCATTGAAGGGAACGGCGGCGCCGCGGTACAGGTCGTAATGTCAAAAGAAGTACGGGAGCTGATGGGCTGATGCAATGGGACATCGGGAAGCCGAACCCGAGGCAGATCGAATTTTTTAAGGCGCGCGCACGCTTTATCGCATACGGCGGGGCGCGCGGCGGCGGCAAAAGCTGGGCGGTGCGCAAAAAAGCCGCCGGGCTGGCGCTGTCTTACCCGGGCGCCGGCATTTTGATCGTGCGCCGCACGTTCCCGGAGCTGCGGGAAAACCATATCCTGCCGATGACGGCGGACCTTGCGGGCATTGCCCGGTACCGGGACGCGGACAAATCCTTCACGTTCCCCGGCGGCAGCCGCATCGTATTCGGTTATTGCAGCAGCGAGAGCGACGTGCTGCAATACCAGGGGCAGGAGTACGACGTTATTTTTATGGACGAGGCCACGCAGTTCACGGAGTTCCAGTTCACCACGCTGACGGCATGCCTGCGCGGCGCCAACGACTTCCCAAAGCGCTTTTATCTGACCTGCAACCCCGGCGGCGTGGGGCACGCCTGGGTGAAGCGGCTGTTCATCGACAGGCGGTACAAAAAGACGGAGCATCCCGAAGACTATGTGTTTATCGCCGCCAATGTGTACGACAACCACGCGCTGATGGAACATGACCCGGACTATGTGCGCATGCTGGAAAATCTGCCGGAGGAACAGCGCCGGGCGTGGCTGCTGGGCCAATGGGACATTTTCGAGGGCCAGTATTTCGCGGAATTTGACCGCAATGTGCATGTGTGCAGGCCGCACGGCATCCCGGCGCACTGGCGGCGCTATGTGACGCTGGATTACGGCATGGACATGCTGGCGGCGCTTTGGGTGGCTGTGGACGAGCAGGGGCGCGCCGTTGTGTACCGGGAGCTGTACGAGGGACGGGACAACGGAAAAGGGGAAAACGGCCAGGGACATATCATCAGCGCGGCGGCGCGGCGGCTGCTGGAGGTGAACGGCGGCGACGAGGTGCAGGCCTGGCTGGCTCCGCCGGACCTGTGGAACCGCAGGCAGGACACGNGCCCGCGGCGGCTTTGCACAGCAGACCGCAGCCGGGCACGCGGCTGCGCCCGCGGGGGCGCAGGGATGGCGCGCGGACAAATATGACGCGATTCTGGCGAACATCGACGCATACGACGGGACAGAGAAAGGACAGAAGGTGATCGAATGATGCGGGAAAAGGAATGTACGGATATCTGGCGCAGGTATCAGGCGGGCAAGGACCATCACAACCGGACGAACATGTACACACAGGCGGAAAAGTGCCACCGCTTTTACGAGGGCGACCAATGGCACGGGCTGCAGGCCGGCGACGAAGAGCTTCCCATGCTGAACTTTATCAAGCCCATCTGCCGCTACAAAATCGTGATGGTGGCGATGAACGACACCGCGATCCTGTTTTCTCCGATGGACAACGACCCGAAAAAGGCGGAGATCTGCGAAGCGCTGACGGCGTTTGCGGCGGCGCAGTGGGAAAAGGGCAAGCTGGACAGCAAGAAATGGGCCGTTGTGAAAAACGCGTGCATTACCGGCGACCATTATCTGTACTGCTTCGACGAGCGCACGCCCAGCGAGAGCGTTGTCACGGACATGACCCCGCGGCTGAAAATGCGGCTGATCGACAAAACGGCGCTGTATTTGGCCGACGAGCAGGAGCCGAACCTGGAGGAACAGGAATGGATCATCATCGCCGAGCGCGTACCGGTGGAAAACGTGCGCAGGCAGGCCAAAGACAACGGGCTGCCCGAGGCGGAGATACGCCGGATCGTATCCGACGAGGCGGACGAAACCCAGCTTGGCGTGACGGGCGCGGACGAGGTGCAGACGGACAGCGGCAAATGCACGAGCCTTCTGTTCATGCGCAAGACGGACGGCGGCGTTGCGTTCTGCCGCTCCACACAGGCCGTTGTGTACCAGCCCATGCAAACCATCCGCGGCCTGGACGTTTACCCGGTGTGCGGCATGCGCTGGGAAGAAAAAATGGGCAGCGCCCGGGGCGTGGGCGTTGTGGAGCGACTGATTCCGAACCAGATCGAGGTGAACCGCACGCTGGCGCGGCGGGCCATCTGCGTGAAGCGGTACAGCTTCCCCACGGTGGTGTACGACCAGGACAAGCTGCTGGCGCCGGAGAAGCTGGGCGTTGTGGGGGCGAGCATCGGCGTAAAAAACCTGAACGCGAACCCGGTGGGCAGCTTTGTGCAGTACCTGAGCCCCGCGCCCATCAGCGGCGACGCGGCGAATTTACAGGCCGAGCTTGTGGGCACCAGCCGGGAGCTGGAGGGCGCGGGCGAGGCCGCGACCGGACAGGTGGACCCCACGAAGGCCAGCGGCGAGGCCATCAAGGCGGCCCGCGACCAGAGCGCCATCAGCCTGAACGAGCAGAGCGCGGCCTACAAGCAGTTTGTGGAGGACCTGGCGATGATCTGGTACAAGCTGTGGGTGGCGTATTCGGTGCGGGGGCTGCGGCTGGCGGACGGCACGCTGCTGCCGCATGCGGAGCTGGAGGCGCTGGACATCGACATAAAAATCGACATTTCGCCCATCGACCCGTACAGCGTGCTTTCCCGCGAGCTTTCGCTGGAAAACGCGCTGGCGCAGCAGCATATCACATTTGAGGAATACGTGGAGGCGCTGGACGACAATTCCGGCGTGCCGAAGGACAAGTTCCGGGCCATTCTGGACAGGCGCCGGGGGGCCGCGCCGGAGCAAAGCGAAAGCGGGGCAGGCCAAAACATCGGCCCCGGTGGGGCGGCGGGCGCGTTTTCCCCGGAGGGGGCGCTGCCTGGCATGGAGCTTGTGGGCGGTGGCGTGCCGGGCGGTTTGCCCGGCGCGGGAATGCCCGTGCAGGGCGGCGCGGGGATCTTCCCGGGGATGGGCCCGGCGATGGCGTAGGAAAGGGCGGAGGGAATGGAAGCCGCGTGTGGGAAAAGAGGAAGGCCCCCGCTTTCGCGGGGCCGATTACGAAATCTGCCGATGGCGTTACTTTCTTAATGTTAAGAAAGTAACCAAAGAACACCGGGGTTTTGCCGTTGGGGCCCCGGCGCGGCGCAGCCGTGACGGGAACGGCAAAATAGCGGTGCGGGGTGGCGAAGCCATGGCCGCGAAGCGGACAACCGCACAGGGTGGTTTCGCGTAGCGAAATGCCGCGCGCGATTTTGCGCGGCAAACCCAAAAGGCGGGGCCGATGACCGGCCGCGCGGTTTCGCCGCAGGCGAAATGCGACCGAACGGGAGCAAGGGCCGGGGTTTTGCCGTTGGGGCCCCGGCGCGGCGCAGCCGTGACGGGAACGGCAAAATAGCGGTGCGGGGTGGCGAAGCCATGGCCGCGAAGCGGACAACCGCACAGGGTGGTTTCGCGCAGCGAAATGCCGCGCCCGCTTTTGCGCGGCAAACCCAAAAGGCGGGACCGGTAACCGGCCAGCCCGGTTTCGCCGCAGGCGAAATGCGGCTGAATGGGAGCAAGGGCCGGGGCGGGAACGGAAGCCGCGTGTGGGAAAAGAGGAAGGCCCCCGCTTTCGCGGGGCCGATTACGAAATCTGCCGATGGCGTTACTTTCTTAATGTTAAGAAAGTAACCAAAGAACACCGGGGGCGTTCCGTTCGGCTAAAAAATCATGATTTCAAATTCCGTATCAAATCATGATTTTTCTTCACGCCTCTCTCCGAGGCCCCCGGCCCCCCAACGGCAAAAGAGGAACGATTTTCCGCCGCGCCCTTAACAGTAAGAATGACATGACGGGCGCTTCCCGGAAAATCTGGATTTTGATTTACCCGCATCCTTCGGATGCGAGAGAGTCACAGAAAGATACTCCGTTCCTGTTCTTCCTCTTCCGCCGGCAGAGAGTGAGCAAAGGAATTTTTATTTCCAATAGAGAGAATATAGTTCGTATTCAACCGACATGTAAAGGCAGCAGGCGCAAAAAAATATGCTTTGCTGCAAAAGTCTCTCGCACCTGTAAGGTGAGGGTAAATTTGAAATCGGATTTTTCGATAGAGCCACGCGCATGTCATTCTTACTGTTAAGCGTGGCGACGAAAAATCGTTCCTCTTTTGCCGTTGGGGGTCTTAGGGGGCCTCGGAGCGAAGCGTGAAGAAAAATATAAATTTGATATGGAATTTGAAATTTATATTTTTTAGCTGAGCGGAACGCCCCCTAACATTCTTTGCCTACTTTCTTAATGCTAAGAAAGTAGGCCGTCGGAGACTCGTAATCGGCCCCGCGAAAGCGGGGGCCTTCCTCTTTTTCCACACGCGGCTTCCACTTTCACCCCGGTGGGGGCGACGACCGGCCAGCGCGGTTCCGCCGCAGGCGAAATGGAGCCGAACGGCGGCAAGCACCGGTTTTTGCGGAGCGAAAACCGAGATGAAATCGAGGAGGTGAAACAAAATGCTATGTCCCTTGTGTAAAACGGAGATGCGCATTTCCGGCAGCCGAACAAAGGCCGAGGGCGATAACAGCCCGGACACCGCTACCAAAGTATACATAGAGCAGGACCTTACCTGCACAAACGCGCAATGTGCGAACCACGGGAAAATCGTGGAGCAGCGGCGGGCGTATCTGATTGGACAGGCATAATAACGGCCGCACGGCTTCGCCGGAAAGCGGCTTGGAAAGGCGGGAACAAATGCAGAAAAGTGTGAAAAAAAGCAACAAAAAAACGGGCGCGGCAGGGAAATATACGGCTTCCGGCGCTTTTGGCGGGGCGCAGCCGTCCAATCTGGTGGAGCTGATCGAGGCGCAGCGCGGCAAAGCCGCTTCGTCCGTGGGCAAAAAGCAGGCCGCAGACACGGCGTTGGCAAACGAATGGGCGAATTTGCAGCTGCAAAGCTTCGGACAGTTCGGGGCGGACCCGGCGGCAATTGCCGGGCAGCAGGCGGGGCAAACGGCAGGCGGCTGGCTCCGCAGCAGCGCCGCAAAGCCGAAAAACACGGCGTTGGCAAACGAATGGGCGGATCTGCAGCTGCAAAGCTTCGGGCAGTTCGGGGCGGACACGCTTTCCCCCACATGGGGGCGTGTGGAGGAAACCCCGGAGATGACAGCGGCCGAACGCGAACGGGAGGCGCAGTGGTATGAACAAAACGCAAACGCCTACAATGCGCTGGGCGCGGACGGCCAAAGCACGGTACAGCGCGCAAACGATGCCGCCAACCGCTGGGATATCGCAAACAACATGTACCCGTGGATGCTGGACACAAGCGGGCTGGGCATGCCCATTGACCAGCAGCTGGCAATGGCGGACGCGTACGAGGAGCGCAGGCAGGCCACGGCCGCGCTGGAGCAGGCCGCGAACAGCCTGCCGGCGGACGTGGACGCTCGTTCGCTCTCGCGCTATGCGCAGCAGCTGGAAAACGCGCGGTACGCGCAGGAACTGGAAACCTCCGCGCGCCAGGGCGCAGGCGAAGCCCCGATACTGCACAACGCGGCAAGCGTGGCGGCAAACGCATGGAATCTGCCAGCTGCGCTGGACTATGCGAAGCAGTGGGCGCGAAATACATTTACCGGCGATTACGCGCCCATCGACGTGAATACGCCCGCGCAAACGATGAATATTTACCGGGACGCGGTGCGGGACGAAACGGGCCGCAACATTGAAGAAGGCCTGGGCGGCGGGCTCGCCGGGAAAGCGGCGTCCTTTGCGTATCAGACGGGCATGAGCTGGGCGGACAGCCTTGCAAACATGGCGATGAGCGGCGGAAACCCATATTTGTCCGGCGTGCTGATGGGAAGCGGCACAATGACGAGTACCGTGCGCAGCGCAAAGGAGAAAGGCGCTTCCGACAGCCAAGCGATGGGCGCGGGCGTCGCCGCGGGCATTTTTGAAGGGCTGTTCGAGCAGTACAGCATTGAAAACCTTTCGTGGATGGCGAAAAGTGACCCGCGCACCTTTCTGGACGTTGTGAAGAACCTTGGCAAAAGCATTTTGGGCGAGGGAAGCGAGGAGCTGTTCACCGAGCTTGCGAACGCTGCGGCGGACACGCTGATCATGGGCGACCTTTCCGACTACAACCTTGCCATGCGGCAGTATAGGGTGCAGGGCGAGAGCGAGGAGGAGGCCCGGCGGCACGCAGGGTGGGACGTTGCGAAGCAGGCCGGGCTTGCGTTCGCGGGCGGCGGCCTGATGGGCTTTGGCAGCGCCGCGGGCGGCATGGCGTACAACGGGGCGGCGAACCGCTACGCCGCGCCGCGCGCGGTGGAAAGCGGTTCGTTTTACAACGCTTTGCAGTACGGCCTTGCACAGGGCGAGGACACCGCCGCGGGCCGTCTTGCGCGGGAGCTGGCAGGCCGGGACACGGCAAGCAGCGCCGACGTGATGCGCATGCTGCGGGCGGCGGAAAGCCGGCAGGCAGAAGGCGGCCCGGGCACGCAGGCACTGGTTGACCCGCAGCTGTACACCCGTGCCGAGGTGCAGGGGATGAGCGCGGGGGAGGTGCGCGAAAACTACGATGCGATACGGGAATCCATGGAAATGTGGGATGAAAACGNGGGCTATGCGTTCGGCGCGGCGGTGCACGAGCTGGGGCACAGCATGAAGGCGGCGGACGCGAAAGCGTATGCGAAATTTGAGAGCGCCGTGCTGGGGCTTGCACAGAGCGACGCGGCTTTGGAGCAGATTGCGCGGCAGACGGCGGCGGACTACTTAAGCCCGGACAGCCCGGCGCGCGCGGGGCTGCTGGACGCACAGGGGAATATCGACGCGGCGGCGCTGAACGAGGAAATAAGCCTGCGGCTTGCGCAGGAGCTTGTGGCGGACCCGGAAAAGCTGGTGCGCGCGGTGGAGCGCGACCGGGGGTTGATGGAAACCTTTCTGGACTTTGTGCGCGGGCTGAAAAACCGCATCGCCATCCGTCTGAGCGGCAGCGAGCGGGCCATGCTGGACGAAGCGGAGCGCACGCTGGTGAACCTGCTGCGTGGCGAGGCGGGAAGCGTTGCGGGGGAGAAATACAGCTTTGTGCGCGCCACGGACGCGGAGCAGATTGCGCGTGCGCAGGAGCTGGAAGCCCAGGGAGAGAACGCGAAGACGATATGGAGCGAAACGCACCTGACAAGGGACGGCGGCGGCGCGTGGGTGCGGGAGATAAACGACCGCGGCGCAAAGCCGCGCCCGGACGGCGACGCGCGGGGCGAAACGGGCGGCCGCCTTGCGGATTATCTGGAGCACCCGGAGCTGTATGAGGCGGAGCCGTGGCTGCGGGAGATTCCGGTGAGATTATGGGATAAATCATATGCCAGTTATAATGCGGCTGAACAAGCACTCTATTTTAACAAGGAACAGTTGAACCGTAACAGCGTTGGAACGTTCCTCCATGAATTGCAGCACGCGATACAAAAAGAGCAGGGTCTGGTACAGGGCGGAAGCCGGGAACTGGCGTACGCCGCGCTGGTAAGCGACGCATACGAAGCGGTAAAATCCACACCGGAGTTCCAAAGTCTGCAAACGAAGGAAGAAAAGCTGCGTTATCTGGAAGAAACGGCAGTGCGGAAAACGGGAGCGGCCAATATGGAAGACGCGGCGAAAAAAATATATACGAACCTCGGCGGCGAGAAAATGGCACGGCAAACGGCGCTGCGCTGGCCCTTCGACGACACCCGGCGCGAAAACCGTTGGCCGGATGTGGCGGGGCAAGGTTTGGATAAGGCTGCGGAAAGAGCCCGTTTTGTTGAAATGCTGGGAAGGATAGGGTATACTGAAGATGAAATAAAGAATTTTATGAAAAAAATGGGGGGATAAAAGTGACGAACAAGCGGCAAAAGGAATACTACATCGAAAAGCTTTGGCGTTGCCTTGAGAGAGACGATATCTGTTTCATTCCTTACGACTATGCTGTGATGGAGGAAACCGACCGCTTGATACGTTTGTTGAAAGAGCACCCGGAACTGGCAGAGGAGGAATATGTGCCCAGTGAAGAATTTTTGGAGCAAACAGAAAATGAAACGGACATGTCAAATCCACCTTTAGACGCCCGATATGGGTTATTGAGTAACCGGCAGCAACAGGAAGATTTGAATAGAAGAGTTCACCATTATACTCTCCTTGGCGATTTGACCTATACGCCATACACACAGGAAATTGTAGATGCGGTAAAAGAGGAAGCAGCCCGCCTCAACCGCCTGTTAGAAGAGCATCCGGAGCAGGCGGAGGAAACCTATTTTCCCACGGAAAAATTCCTGGAGCAGACGAAAGACAAATATTATTAAACCGTGTTTTTACAAACCGGCAAGGCCGCAGCGGTGCAAACCGCTGCGGCCTTGCTTATAAGCGGACTACTTAAGCCCGGACAGCCCGGCGCGCGCGGGGCTGCTGGACGCACAGGGGAATATCGACGCGGCGGCGCTGAACGAGGAAATAAGCCTGCGGCTTGCGCAGGAGCTTGTGGCGGACCCGGAAAAGCTGGTGCGCGCGGTGGAGCGCGACCGGGGGTTGATGGAAACCTTTCTGGACTTTGTGCGCGGGCTGAAAAACCGCATCGCCATCCGTCTGAGCGGCAGCGAGCGGGCCATGCTGGACGAAGCGGAGCGCACGCTGGTGAACCTGCTGCGTGGCGAGGCGGGAAGCGTTGCGGGGGAGAAATACAGCTTTGTAGGCGAAAAGGCCAACCTGAACCGAACCGAGCGCGCGGCCCTGGAAACGGCAAAGGGAATGGAGCAGGACGGCGAAACGAATGAAGATATACGCCGCCAGACGGGCTGGTTTCGGGGCGCAGACGGAAAATGGCGAATGGAAGTAGACGATAGCGACGCGGTGTATTACCGGAACGGCAACGCCCGGCAAGACGGAGCAGAAGCCGGACAATGGCAGGGAAAAAGCGGCACACTGCGGGACTATTTGTACCACCCCACACTGGAACGGTTAGAACCTCAGGTGTTTGAAGTTCCGATGCAGGTAGTGGACACGCTGCCGCCCAACACAAACGCGCGGTACCGCGGCAGACAAGGCGGCATTGAAGCATCTAAAAGCGCGCAGCGCGGCAGCATTTTGCACGAAGCACAGCATGGCATACAGGAAGTCGAGGGATTTGCGCGGGGGAGCAACCATGCGAAGGCCAACCGATGGAGCTTTGTCGAAAACTATGAGAGAGTAAAAAATACTCCTGAGTATCTTAAATTACAGACGCCAAGGGAAAGACTTATATATGTAAGAAATGCGATGGCGGAGGAATCGTTTCAAGAAAATGAACTATCTGACAAGCGCAGATATCGTCAGGCTGGAGGAGAAATTGAGGCGCGGGACGTAGCCAAAAGGGCTGATTTTACAACAAGAGAGCGTTATGCAAACGCACCAGACCTGAGCGGAAACATGCGATATGCACAGGATTCTTGGCCGGATTTTATTGACATGCTGTTGGATATGGGATATTCTGAGGAGGAAATAACGAGAATCGGGGGCGTACATTATAATGGCTGAAGAAATGACGCTAAAAGATGACGAAATCGTGAATTTTTGGGAGAATACCCAAAATCTGATAGACGAGGAATATGAAAGACGACGTAAGACGGAACCGGACGAGGAGGGGTTGCTTTTACTTTCGATCGTAATGAAATATTGCGGAAACCCAAATGAGGAAGAATATGATGAGTAGGACTCCGACAAAACAGAGACAGTAGAATTAGGTGACATAGATAGTAGAGATTATTACGCAATGAAATATTTAGGGGCTGTAACGAACTTTTGGGTTTCGTCACAGCCCCCCTTTTGTATAGGAGCGCCGTGCTGCGGCTTGCGCAGGAGCTTGTGGCGGACCCGGAAAAGCTGGTGCGCGCGGTGGAGCGCGACCGGGGGTTGATGGAAACCTTTCTGGACTTTGTGCGCGGGCTGAAAAACCGCATCGCCATCCGTCTGAGCGGCAGCGAGCGGGCCATGCTGGACGAAGCGGAGCGCACGCTGGTGAACCTGCTGCGTGGCGAGGCGGGAAGCGTTGCGGGGGAGAAATACAGCTTTGTGCGCGCCACGGACGTTAAAGACGTTAAGATGGTTGACGGCAAAGATATTTCCAAGAACGATCTAACAAGTACTTTGCTGGAAACAAAGCCTAAAAACTCGCCAAACCCTCAAAAGTGGTTGGATAAACAGGGGAAAATAAGTATTGATAAACAAGGCGTTTGGTCATACACTAATGACAAGGGCCAAACTGTAAAATATCCAGATGGCTATCCTGATTTTAAGGGTGCCGGATTGGTAAGGCAGGAAGTTGATATTGGAAAATTTAAAGACTATATAACGGACTTTAAAAAAGCGGATGCTTTAGCGCCAAATGGTCCAAGAAATGCAGTGAAGAATACTTGGCATCATTCACAAGATGGGCACACATTGCAAGAAGTCAATAAAGTGATACATAAAGAATTCACGCATCGCGGCGGAATGGCTCTGAAAGTAATGAAGTAATGGAGTGATTGAGATGAAAATAAAAAGTTTTAAAAAATTGACGGACGAACAAATAAAAAAAATTGAGAACCGGATACACGTTAAACTGCCAGAAGATTATAGAGAATTCTTAAAATCTACAGGCGGCGGAGTCGTAGAAAAAGATGAAACAAATAGAATTATGTTGAAAACAATAGGCCGTGAAATCGTTTTGGATGTTTTATACGGAGATGACGAGAACAATGAAAGCGGCAATATAATGTTTTGGATGAAGCAATTTGAAGGTGAGATGTTAGAAAATTCAATTATCATCGGTGATGATTTATTCCAGGGCTTTTTGGTCATGGTTTGCGATGGGGTAAACAAAGGAATATATTATTGGGACGATTCATATAATTTTGAATCATCCAATGATGAAAATAATATGTATTGGATTGCAGATTCGTTTGAACAGCTTTTCAAACACTTAACGGAATAAGACAAAATATCCTCGGAAACGCAAAACCGCAGCGAAACCGCTGCGGTTTTCTTATAAAAAAACCTTGGCAAAAGCGTTTTGGGCGCGGGCTATGCGTTCGGCGCGGCGGTGCACGAGCTGGGGCACAGCATGAAGGCGGCGGACGCGAAAGCGTATGCGAAATTTGAGAGCGCCGTGCTGGGGCTTGCACAGAGCGACGCGGCTTTGGAGCAGATTGCGCGGCAGACGGCGGCGGACTACTTAAGCCCGGACAGCCCGGCGCGCGCGGGGCTGCTGGACGCACAGGGGAATATCGACGCGGCGGCGCTGAACGAGGAAATAAGCCTGCGGCTTGCGCAGGAGCTTGTGGCGGACCCGGAAAAGCTGGTGCGCGCGGTGGAGCGCGACCGGGGGTTGATGGAAACCTTTCTGGACTTTGTGCGCGGGCTGAAAAACCGCATCGCCATCCGTCTGAGCGGCAGCGAGCGGGCCATGCTGGACGAAGCGGAGCGCACGCTGGTGAACCTGCTGCGTGGCGAGGCGGGAAGCGTTGCGGGGGAGAAATACAGCTTTGTGCGCGCCACGGACGCGGAGCAGATTGCGCGTGCGCAGGAGCTGGAAGCCCAGGGANGCCGGAGCAAAGCGAAAGCGGGGCAGGCCAAAACATCGGCCCCGGTGGGGCGGCGGGCGCGTTTTCCCCGGAGGGGGCGCTGCCTGGCATGGAGCTTGTGGGCGGTGGCGTGCCGGGCGGTTTGCCCGGCGCGGGAATGCCCGTGCAGGGCGGCGCGGGGATCTTCCCGGGGATGGGCCCGGCGATGGCGTAGGAAAGGGCGGAGGGAATGGAAGCCGCGTGTGGGAAAAGAGGAAGGCCCCCGCTTTCGCGGGGCCGATTACGAAATCTGCCGATGGCGTTACTTTCTTAATGTTAAGAAAGTAACCAAAGAACACCGGGGTTTTGCCGTTGGGGCCCCGGCGCGGCGCAGCCGTGACGGGAACGGCAAAATAGCGGTGCGGGGTGGCGAAGCCATGGCCGCGAAGCGGACAACCGCACAGGGTGGTTTCGCGTAGCGAAATGCCGCGCGCGATTTTGCGCGGCAAACCCAAAAGGTGGGGCCGATGACCGGCCGCGCGGTTTCGCCGCAGGCGAAATGCGACCGAACGGGAGCAAGGGCCGGGGTTTTGCCGTTGGGGCCCCGGCGCGGCGCAGCCGCGACGGGAACGGCAAAATAGCGGTGCGGGGTGGCGAAGCCATGGCCGCGAAGCGGACAACCGCACAGGGTGGTTTCGCGCAGCGAAATGCCGCGCCCGCTTTTGCGCGGCAAACCCAAAAGGCGGGACCGGTAACCGGCCAGCCCGGTTTCGCCGCAGGCGAAATGCGGCTGAATGGGAGCAAGGGCCGGGGCGGGAACGGAAGCCGCGTGTGGGAAAAGAGGAAGGCCTCCGCTTTCGCGGGGCCGATTACGAAATCTGCCGATGGCGTTACTTTCTTAATGTTAAGAAAGTAACCAAAGAACACCGGGGGCGTTCCGTTCGGCTAAAAAATCATGATTTCAAATTCCGTATCAAATCATGATTTTTCTTCACGCCTCTCTCCGAGGCCCCCGGCCCCCCAACGGCAAATAAGGAACGATTTTCCGCCGCGCCCTTAACAGTAAGAATGACATGACGGGCGCTTCCCGGAAAATCTGGATTTTGATTTACCCGCATCCTTCGGATGCGAGAGAGTCACAGAAAGATACTCCGTTCCTGTTCTTCCTCTTCCGCCGGCAGAGAGTGAGCAAAGGAGTTTTGATTTTATTATTTAGTGCCGCCCCGGTGGCGCTGCCGGTTCTGCCTGCGCGAAGAGATTCGCGGCGGCGGCCGGCGCAGCAGACTTCCCGTTGTTAAAAAGGCTGCCGGTTTCGGCTGCGCGAAGAGATTCGCGGCGGCGGCTGGCGCAGCAGGCTTCCCGCTGTTCAANCTGGTGCGCGCGGTGGAGCGCGACCGGGGGTTGATGGAAACCTTTCTGGACTTTGTGCGCGGGCTGAAAAACCGCATCGCCATCCGTCTGAGCGGCAGCGAGCGGGCCATGCTGGACGAAGCGGAGCGCACGCTGGTGAACCTGCTGCGTGGCGAGGCGGGAAGCGTTGCAGGAGAGAAATACAGCTTTGTGCGCGCCACGGACGCGGAGCAGATTGCGCGTGCGCAGGAGCTGGAAGCCCAGGGGNTGCGTTCGCGGGCGGCGGCCTGATGGGCTTTGGCAGCGCCGCGGGCGGCATGGCGTACAACGGGGCGGCGAACCGCTACGCCGCGCCGCGCGCGGTGGAAAGCGGTTCGTTTTACAACGCTTTGCAGTACGGCCTTGCACAGGGCGAGGACACCGCCGCGGGCCGTCTTGCGCGGGAGCTGGCAGGCCGGGACACGGCAAGCAGCGCCGACGTGATGCGCATGCTGCGGGCGGCGGAAAGCCGGCAGGCAGAAGGCGGCCCGGGCACGCAGGCACTGGTTGACCCGCAGCTGTACACCCGTGCCGAGGTGCAGGGGATGAGCGCGGGGGAGGTGCGCGAAAACTACGATGCGATACAGGAATCCATGCGCCTTTGGAATAAAAACGGGGAGCTGCTGCAAAGCGCGGAGACGGAGACGGCGCGGCGCATGGCGCTGGAAACGGGCCGGGCCGGCAAAACAGACCTGGACTGGCTGGAGCATCTGGCGGGGACGGCGAAAATGGAGCTGCAATATGTGTTCCAGCCGGGCAGCGGGGTGCAGGCCGCGGTGCAGGGCAGGCGCATTACGGTGAACCTGGGCGGCGAGGGCTATGCGTTCGGCGCGGCGGTGCACGAGCTGGGGCACAGCATGAAGGCGGCGGACGCGAAAGCGTATGCGAAATTTGAGAGCGCCGTGCTGGGGCTTGCACAGAGCGACGCGGCTTTGGAGCAGATTGCGCGGCAGACGGCGGCGGACTACTTAAGCCCGGACAGCCCGGCGCGCGCGGGGCTGCTGGACGCACAGGGGAATATCGACGCGGCGGCGCTGAACGAGGAAATAAGCCTGCGGCTTGCGCAGGAGCTTGTGGCGGACCCGGAAAAGCTGGTGCGCGCGGTGGAGCGCGACCGGGGGTTGATGGAAACCTTTCTGGACTTTGTGCGCGGGCTGAAAAACCGCATCGCCATCCGTCTGAGCGGCAGCGAGCGGGCCATGCTGGACGAAGCGGAGCGCACGCTGGTGAACCTGCTGCGTGGCGAGGCGGGAAGCGTTGCGGGGGAGAAATACAGCTTTGTGCGCGCCACGGACGCGGAGCAGATTGCGCGTGCGCAGGAGCTGGAAGCCCAGGGAGAGAACGCGAAGACGATATGGAGCGAAACGCACCTGACAAGGGACGGCGGCGGCGCGTGGGTGCAGGAGATAAACGACCACGACGCAAAGCCGCGCCCGGACGGCGACGCGCGGGGCGAAACGGGCGGCCGCCTTGCGGACTATCTGGAGCACCCGGAGCTGTACGAGGCTGTGCCGGGTATAGCGGATATAAACGTAAAATTGGGAATGCTGCCGGAAAGCGAAAAGGGGAAATACTCTTCCAAAAAAAGAATGTTGCATTTCGCTGAAGATACGTTTGAAAATAAAAGCATGTCGGACATAATGCACGAGGTACAGCACGCCATTCAAAATGAGGAGGAGCTTGCAACGGGCGGAAGCCGAAAGCTGGCATATGCGGCGCTGGTGAGCGACGCATATGAAGCGGTAAAGGATACGCCGGAGTTCCAAAGCCTGCAAACAAAAGAAGAAAGGCTGCATTATCTGGAAGAAGCGGCGGCGAAACAGGCGGGCGCGCCCGATATAGAAACAGCGGCCACCAACGGATATGTAAACCTCGGCGGCGAAAAAATGGCGCGGCAAACGGCAAAGCGCTGGTATTACACCAAAGACCAGCGTGAAAAAACATGGCCGGACGTGGCGGGCAACGTGCTGGACAAAAGCGTTGAATCCCAGCGCATTGTTGAAACGCTGGAAAGGATAGGGTATACTGAAGATGAAATAGAGGCATTCATAAAAAATTGGGGGGACAAAAGTGACAAACAAACGGCAAAAGGAATACTATAAAGAAAAAACCAGATATTGGATCACAACAATCGACGACTTTGAGGATACGCCGTATACATGTGCTGTGATTGATGAAACCTGCCGCCTGGTAAAATTGATAGAAGCCCACCCGGAACTGGCGGAGGAAGAATATGTTCCCAGCGAGGAATTTTTGGAACAGGCAAAAGCGGAAGAAGGCTATTCATTCTATTCACTCCCCTGCTTGGACGCCCGATACGGATTGCTGAAAAATTCAGAGCAGTTGGAAGATTTGAAAAAAAGAATCTCGTGGTATCAGCGGCGTAAAGAACGGCCTTATATGTCTTATAGCGAGGAAACCGCACAGGCGGTAGCTGAAGAAATTGCCCGTATCAATCGCTTGCTGCAAGAGCGTCCGGAACAGGCGGAGGAGACCTATATTCCCCCGGAAGAATACCTGGCGCAAATCAAAGGCACCATGTTCTGGTAAAACAAAATATCCCCGAAAACGCAAGGCCGCAGCGGTGCAAACCGCTGCGGCCTTGCTTATAAAGAACCTTGGCAAAAGCATTTTGGGCGAGGGAAGCGAGGAGCTGTTCACCGAGCTTGCGAACGCTGCGGCGGACACGCTGATCATGGGCGACCTTTCCGACTACAACCTTGCCATGCGGCAGTATAGGGTGCAGGGCGAGAGCGAGGAGGAGGCCCGGCGGCACGCAGGGTGGGACGTTGCGAAGCAGGCCGGGCTTGCGTTCGCGGGCGGCGGCCTGATGGGCTTTGGCAGCGCCGCGGGCGGCATGGCGTACAACGGGGCGGCGAACCGCTACGCCGCGCCGCGCGCGGTGGAAAGCGGTTCGTTTTACAACGCTTTGCAGTACGGCCTTGCACAGGGCGAGGACACCGCCGCGGGCCGTCTTGCGCGGGAGCTGGCAGGCCGGGACACGGCAAGCAGCGCCGACGTGATGCGCATGCTGCGGGCGGCGGAAAGCCGGCAGGCGGAAGGCGGCCCGGGCGCGCAGGCACTGGTTGACCCGCAGCTGTACACCCGTGCCGAGGTGCAGGGGATGAGCGCGGGGGAGGTGCGCGAAAACTACGATGCGATACGGGAATCCATGGAAATGTGGGATGAAAACGGGGAACTGCAAGGCGGCACACAAAGCCGTATGGTTGACAGGCAAGCGCCCGGGACGGATAATAGTGGCAGCAGCACGGCAGGCGAAGCATGGCATGCCGCGCAAAACACAGAACAATTCAGTGGAGGTGCGATTGATGGAGGACAAGGAGTTTCAGAGAAAAGTGGATGGAATAGCAAAGATGGTGGAGCGGTATACAGGGGTGAAGGCCAATCCTCCAACGCGAGAAGAATTAGACGAATTGCGCAGGAAAATGCAGAACAGTTCCAGCGGAGCGCCCGAGAACGGGGAAAACAGCAAATAGAGAGGCATGGTGGCGCCAGCTATGCATATACAATAGCGAAACAGCCGGAGGGCGCAGCAAAACAAATTGCAGACGGGTTGAGCGCACGCGGGATAGAAGCTATTGTCATAGATGCTCCATTGGAGACGAATCAGAATGGCGTAACTGTGGAACGAGGGGATGCTGTTACAGGGCCGGATGGGCGTGTATATATTTATAACGGGACAGCGTTAAATCCAGACAGTGTTTTGGCGCATGAAAGCGTTCATGCAGCCGTGCGAAAGAATAAACCGGAAGCACATGATTTCGTTTCGGCCATTGATCAGGCCACAGATAAAAGCAGCTACTATTACTTGGCATGTGCACAGATTATAAACGAAGCACATTATGACGGGCAGCTTGATCTTACCACACAGGAAGGTCAAGCTGCGGTACGCGACGAAATGGCCGCATATTGGGCGGGGGCATACAATTCTAAAAATGCCGAAGAACTGGAATTGTTGAGTTGCATTGATGCACAGCAAGCGTTTACGGCGTGGAACGCGTTTAATACATTTGAAAACATAGACGCAGCCGCGGGAAAAACCAAAACAGGAGATATTTCTGCAACGACCGATATCCAAAATGGTTCTGTCCCTACACTCAAAGCGCCTTCGCATACGATATCGCCTGTTTCTAACAGCCGTATAGCACAAACAGGGGAAAACGCAACAGGCTTTTCAGGCCCGGCGGCTGAACGGACAAGCGACGTTTCAGCCGTTCCGCCTGCGCTGAACCCGGCCCCGCGCTTGTACACCCGTGCCGAGGTGCAGGGGATGAGCGCGGGGGAGGTGCGCGAAAACTACGATGCGATACAGGAATCCATGCGCCTTTGGGACAAAAACGGGGAGCTGCTGCAAAGCGCGGAGACGGAGACGGCGCGGCGCATGGCGCTGGAAACGGGGCGGGCCGGCAAAACAGACCTGGACTGGCTGGAGCATCTGGCGGGCACGGCGAAAATGGAGCTGCAATATGTGTTCCAGCCGGGCAGCGGGGTGCAGGCCGCGGTGCAGGGCAGGCGCATTACGGTGAACCTGGGCGGCGAGGGCTATGCGTTCGGCGCGGCGGTGCACGAGCTGGGGCACAGCATGAAGGCGGCGGACGCGAAAGCGTATGCGAAATTTGAGAGCGCCGTGCTGGGGCTTGCACAGAGCGACGCGGCTTTGGAGCAGATTGCGCGGCAGACGGCGGCGGACTACTTAAGCCCGGACAGCCCGGCGCGCGCGGGGCTGCTGGACGCACAGGGGAATATCGACGCGGCGGCGCTGAACGAGGAAATAAGCCTGCGGCTTGCGCAGGAGCTTGTGGCGGACCCGGAAAAGCTGGTGCGCGCGGTGGAGCGCGACCGGGGGTTGATGGAAACCTTTCTGGACTTTGTGCGCGGGCTGAAAAACCGCATCGCCATCCGTCTGAGCGGCAGCGAGCGGGCCATGCTGGACGAAGCGGAGCGCACGCTGGTGAACCTGCTGCGTGGCGAGGCGGGAAGCGTTGCGGGGGAGAAATACAGCTTTGTGCGCGCCACGGACGCGGAGCAGATTGCGCGTGCGCAGGAGCTGGAAGCCCAGGGGGAGAACGCGAAGACGATATGGAGCGAAACGCACCTGACAAGGGACGGCGGCGGCGCGTGGGTGCAGGAGATAAACGACCACGACGCAAAGCCGCGCCCGGACGGCGACGCGCGGGGCGAAACGGGCGGCCGCCTTGCGGACTATCTGGAGCACCCGGAGCTGTACGAGGCTGTGCCGGGTATAGCGGACATAAACGTGGAACTGGGAACGCTGTCGGAAAGCGAAAAGGGAAAATATTCTCTGCAGGAACGAACGCTGCGTTTTACTGAAGACACGTTTAAAAATAAAAGCATGTCGGACATAATGCACGAGGTACAGCACGCCATTCAAAATGAGGAGGAGCTTGCAACGGGCGGAAGCCGAAAGCTGGCATATGCGGCGCTGGTGAGCGACGCATATGAAGCGGTAAAGGATACGCCGGAGTTCCAAAGCCTGCAAACAAAAGAAGAAAGGCTGCATTATCTGGAAGAAGCGGCGGCGAAACAGGCGGGCGCGCCCGATATAGAAACAGCGGCCACCAACGGATATGTAAACCTCGGCGGCGAAAAAATGGCGCGGCAAACGGCAAAGCGCTGGTATTACACCAAAGACCAGCGTGAAAAAACATGGCCGGACGTGGCGGGCAACGTGCTGGACAAAAGCGTTGAATCCCAGCGCATTGTTGAAACGCTGGAAAGGATAGGGTATACTGAAGATGAAATAGAGGCATTCATAAAAAATTGGGGGGACAAAAGTGACAAACAAACGGCAAAAGGAATACTATAAAGAAAAAACCAGATATTGGATCACAACAATCGATGACTTTGAGGATACACCGTATACATGTGCTGTGATTGATGAAACCTGCCGCCTGGTAAAATTGATAGAAGCCCACCCGGAACTGGCGGAGGAAGAATATGTTCCCAGCGAGGAATTTTTGGAACAGGCAAAAGTGGAAGAAGGCTATTCATTCTATTCGATTCCCAGTTTGGATGCACGCTATGGGTTGTTGAAAAACTCAGAGCAGTTGAAAGAATTAAAAGAAGTGATTTCATTTTATAAACTGCACACTCCCCAATCTTATGACCCATATCCGCGCGAGACGGCGCAGGCTGTAATCGCGGAAGCCGCACGTCTTGAACGCTTGCTGCAAGAGCATCCGGAACAGGCGGAGGAGACCTATATTCCCCCGGAAGAATACCTGGCGCAAATCAAAGGCACCATGTTCTGGTAAAACAAAATATCCCCGAAAACGCAAGGCCGCAGCGGTGCAAACCGCTGCGGCTTTTTTGCTGCTTTTTTGCCTGTTTTCTTTTGGAAAATTCCGGAAAAACGGACTTGCGAAGGCGTACAATGATTACAGGATAAGGTGGGCGCACGGGCTTGCGCTTATCCGAAATTCGCAGGCAACGCGGAAAAATCCAACCGCTTTCCAAGCGTAAAAAGGGGTGCCCGGAGGTGAGCGCCGCCAGCGGCGGATACAGCGAACCGGAAGGGCTGGGCAGCAGCGAGGAGCCGCACGAGCATGCGCCGCATGCGACGGAGGCGACCGCTGCAACCGGGGCGACGCTTCAAAGGGCACACAAAAAAATTCGCTTTCCAAGCGTAAAAAGGAGCAACCATGGAAGAAATGAACACCATCGANGACGCGCGCAGGCCGCGCCAGTGGAGCCGGAGGCCCTCGCGCGGCTTGAGGCACAGCTCCGCCAACAGTTCAGAGCCACGGACCCGGAGTTCCTGGCGCAGGCCGCGGAGCTGAAGAAGGCCCATGACAGGGAGGCGCAGGCGCAGTTTTCAAACGATTTGAAAACCATCCGCGCGGCTTACCCGGACGAAAAGGCCCAAAAGGTAGAGGAGCTTGGCATTGAGTTCCTCAAGCTGTGCGCCGGCGGCATATCGCCGCTTGTGGCGTACGAGGCCATCCGGAACGAGAAAGCGCGCAGCGCGGCGAACCCGCCCAGCATGGGCGATGTGAAAACCTCGCCCACAACGGAAAAGGAGTTTTTCACGCGCGCGGAGGTGGCGGCTATGGACCAGGCGACGGTAAGCCGGTATTTCGACAAGATCCGAAAATCACAGCAATACTGGAAATAACGAAAGGAGAAACGACGAAGCATGGCATATGAGAATTTTATTCCCACCGTATGGGCGGAGGCGATCAACCGGGAGCTGGAAAAGGCGCTTGTGTACGCGGAGGGCTGCAACCGCCAATACGACGGTGAAGTAAAAGCGATGGGCGACACGGTGCGCATTCTTGGCGTGGGCAGGCCCACCATTACCACAACCACCGACAAGGCGATCACGCTGAGCGCCCCGGAAAGCGTGGAGGACAGCAGCGTGACGCTTGCCGTCCGGCAGATCAGCTATTTCAACTACAAGGTGGATGATATCGACAAGCGGCAGGCTGTGGGCGGCGTGATGGAGGCGCTGAACAAGGAGGCGACTTACGGCCTTGCGGACGAGATGGACAAGCACATTGCCGGTATGGCGGCAACGCGCGAGGCGGTGAAGTACGCGGCCAGCGCGACGGCTATCACAAAAGACAACGTGCTGGGAGAGATCGACAAGGCGCTGGAAAAGCTGTACGGCAACAACGTGCGGCCCAACGGCAAAATCATGATGGAGGTGCCGCCCTGGTTCTACATGCGCCTGAAGCAGGCATACACGGCGCTGGACACCGACAACAGCAAAATGCTGGAGAACGGCCGCGTGGGCAAGTACGGCAACGTTATTGTAAAGATGAGCAACAACGTCGCCGTGGATTCCAGCGCAAACAGCCTTATTACGGTGCACACGGACAAGGCAGTGGCGTTTGTGAACCCGATGACGCACGTGGAGGCGTACCGCCCGGAGAAGGGCTTCTCCGACGCGGTGAAGGGTTTTGTGCTGTATCAGGCGAAAATCGTGCGGCCCAAGGAGCTTGTGGTGCTGAACTGCAAGGCCGGGGCTTAATGGAAAGGAGTTTTGAAACATGGCTGCAACTGCAATTGCTTTGACAAAAATTCCCTTGAACGGCGGGGTGGAGCTGCCCGCTGCGGCTGCGCTGGACGGCACGGCCGGGGCGGAGATTCAGTTTGACGGGCAGGACACGAAGATCGTGATTCTGATTGAGAACGGTGGCTCCGCCGCCGGGGACGTGACGTTCAAGGCCGGAAGCGGCATTCAGGGCGTCGCGGACCTTGTGGTGAACGTGGCGAACGGCAAGACCAAGGCCGTGGTGCTGGAATCCGGCGCGTTTAAAAAGGCGGGCAAGGTATATGTAACGGGCGCCGCGACCATGAAGGCGGCGGCGCTGCTGCTGCCGTAAGGGTGCCGAACGCCGCGCCCGCGCGGTGAAACAAAGCGAAAGGACGCCCCCGCCGGGAGGAATGCGAAAGCATGGCCCGGCGGGGGCGTTTTTGCGCCGAAAAATGCGCCGAAAAAGAGGACGTACGCAGACGGAATGGAGGCAAGGCCGGGGTGCGAGCGCGGGGCCACATTTGAGCGAAGCGAAAATGGGGTAGCGAGCACGTTGCCCCCGGCGGGGGCAACGACCGGCCAGCCCGGTTTCGCCGCAGGCGAAATGCGACCGAACGGGAGCAAGGGCCGGGGTTTTGCCGTTGGGGCCCCGGCGCGGCGCAGCCGTGACGGGAACGGCAAAACGTCGGCCCCTGTGGGGCCGATGACCGGCCAGCCCGGTTTCGCCGCAGGCGAAATGCGACCGAACGGGAGCAAGGGCCGGGGTTTTGCCGTTGGGGCCCCGGCGCGGCGCAGCCGTGACGGGAACGGCAAAACGTCGGCCCCTGTGGGGCCGGTAACCGGCCAGCCCGGTTTCGCCGCAGGCGAAATGCGGCTGAATGGGAGCAAGGGCCGGGGCGGGAACGGAAGCCGCGTGTGGGAAAAGAGGAAGGCCCCCGCTTTCGCGGGGCCGATTACGGAATCTGCCGATGGCGTTACTTTCTTAGNCGGCGGTGGAGGCGGCGGTTTTTCGCCGGGTGCGGGCGCGGGACGGGGCGATGCTCCCGCACCGGGTACGGGCGTGGGCGGCGGCTTTGCAGGCGGTGGAGGCGGCCTGTGGGCCGGGGATGAGCACGCGGAGCAATCGTGGGGAGACAAGGCCCTGAGATGGCTGGACGACAACCTGTTCCGGCCGGCTGGATATCTGGCGGAAAAGTATGCGGGCGGCGCGGGCAAGCAGGCGGAAACGCTGTGGAACGGCATGGTCACGTGGGGCCGGGCGGGCGCCGCAGGCGAGCTTCAGCAGGACCAGCTTGCGGCGCAGCAGTTCGCCTTTTTGGGCGGGCCGTGGGAGACGCATGCGCAGGAGACGGAAAAAGCCAATACGGCTGTCACGCAGGCGCTGCCGCAGGCGGCGCAGGGGCTGCGCGGCGATGCGATGCGGGACTATGCCGAAGGGATAGACGGACGCTACGGAGACCCGGACGGCCTGCTGGGCTGGCTGGGAGAAAGGGCGGATTCGGCCGGGCAAGGGCTTTTGAGCGGGGCGGCGCGGATTCTGGGCGTGCCGGGCGCGGGGACGGCGATGGATTTTCTTTCCACGATGGAGAATGCGGCGCAGCAGGCGCGGGAAAACGGCGCAGGCGAGGACGAGGCGTTCCTTTACGGCCTGGGCGAGGTGGTAAAGCGCATTGGCGGGCAGCAGCTGGAAGAGTATTTCCGAAGCAAGGCGGGAGAGCTTTTTACGCGCGGCGAGGTGCAGGCGATGAGCCCGCGGGAGATAAGCGAGAATTACGACGCGATAAGGGAATCCATGGGCTGGGGTTTTGCCGTTGGGGCCCCGGCGCGGCGCAGCCGTGACGGGAGCGGCAAAATGTCGGCCCCGGCGGGGCCGATGACCGGCCGCGCGGTTTCGCCGCAGGCGAAACGGAGGGCGATTTAAGCCCGACGAGCGCCTGTGGGACGAAAACGGCGAGCTGCCGGAGGATGAACAGGGGCAGCCGGACGCGCCAACCCGGCCGGATGAACAAATGCAGCCGAATGCGCCGGAGCTTGAAAACGCCGGGGAAACTGTGTATGATGAAATTGACGAAAGCCTTTTGGCCCCAGGCTATGAGAACTGGACGGACCTGAACCGCTTCATGCAGACGGTGCTTGAAAACCCGGAGCTGAGTGTGGAGCAGCGCGTGCAGTACATTCAGCAGGCGTACGAGCGGACGAAGGACAAAACGGATATCCTGGTGCCGCGCAGCGCGGCGGATATTAAAGAGATTCTTGAAAACGGGAAAATTGAGTTCGACTGGCCGGATGAACTGGGCTTCAACCCGGGCTACACGGCCATTGGCGAGGGCACGGCGCTGCCCGCGCAGATGGACCGGTACGGGCATGCGGGCGGCAACAATTTCTGCTCCATTCCGGAGGCGGGCGCGTATACGTTTTTGCAGCGCGCGCTGCCGTATCTGGAGAACAGCGCGGCATACCACGCGTGGAGCTTCAACGGGGATACATACCTTGCGAAAATAGAGGCCGTGCGCCAACAGGACTGGAACGGGCTGAACGGGCTGCTTGCGAGCGAGGGGCTTGCACCGGTGGGGGAAGCTGAATGTGAAGAACTGGTTGAGGCATATGAAAACTATCTTCGCAAGTTGCGGGAAAAGATAGGGACGGATTTCAGCGCGCCGTATGGCGTGACGGGGACCGTGGCGGCGGCGTTCGGCTCGGACGGCGGCGCGGACCAGTGGACGATGCCGCTGAGCGCACAGCAGATGGAAGATCTGGGAATTCTTTATACGAAATAAGTGGTAAGGAGGCTTACAAACATGACAAAGGAAGAAATGTTTAAAGAAATGGAAAAAATGGCCCCGGTGTTGGAACGGAACGGAGTAGATATTGTGCTGGGAAAAAGAATCCCAGGCTCTTTTACGAGAGGCTATTTTTTCAACGAGGAAGCGGGCTTGTGGGAGGTGTATTCCTGCGGGGAGCGAAATGAATATTTTGTACGGAAGCAGACCGGCTCGGAGCAGGAGGCGGTGGAAAAGTTGTACCGCATGGCAAAGTATGAGTACGAATCAGCCTTGCGGCATCTGGAACGAGAGCGGCAGAGAAAAGAGAGAATGCAGAACGGGCAGAAATGAGCCTTTCGGAGCAAAGCAAAAAAGGAAAGCGGGCGCGCTTTCCTTTTTTGGCATACGCGGCAGGCGGCGGGGCTGAACGGGCTGCTTGCGAGCGAGGGGCTTGCGCCGGTGGGGGAAGCTGAATGCATACGCCTGACAAAAGCATATGAAAACTATCTTCGCACGGTGCGGGAAAAGATAGGGGCGGATTTCAGCGCGCCGTACGGTGTGACGGGAACCGTGGCATCGGCGTTCGGCTCGGACGGCGGCGCGGACCAGTGGACGATGCCACTGAGCGCACAGCAGATGGAAGATCTGGGAATTCTTTATACGAAATAAGTGGTAAGGAGGCTTACAAACATGACAAAAGAAGAAATGTTTAAAGAAATGGAAAAAATGGCCCCGGTGTTGGAACGGAACGGAGTACGTATTGTTTTAGGAAGAAGAAGTGAAGGCGCATTCGCAAGAGGCTATTTTTTCAACGGAGAAGCAGGCTTGTGGGAGGTGTATTCCTGCGGGGAGCGAAACGATTATTTTATTGAAAAGCAGACCGGCTCGGAGCAGGAAGCGGTGGAAGAGTTGTACCGCATAGCAAAGTTTGAATATGAATTATATCAGGGCTACATGGAACGAGAACGGCAGAGAAAAGAGAGAATGCAGAACGGGTAGAAATGAGCCTTTCGGAGCAAAGCAAAAAAGGAAAGCGGGCGCGCTTTCCTTTTTTGGCATACGCGGCAGGCGGCGGGGCTGAACGGGCTGCTTGCGAGCGAGGGGCTTGCGCCGGTGGGGGAAGCTGAATGTGAAGAACTGGTTGAGGCATATGAAAACTATCTTCGCAAGTTGCGGGAAAAGATAGGGGCGGATTTCAGCGCGCCGTACGGTGTGACGGGAACCGTGGCATCGGCGTTCGGCTCGGACGGCGGCGCGGACCAGTGGACGATGCCGCTGAGCGCGGCGCTGATGGAAAAATTGGGGATCCTTTACTGAATTTACAAGGGAGGTTTACTGTTATGACAAAAGAAGAAATGTTTAAAGAAATGGAAAAAATGGCCCCGGTGTTGGAACGGAACGGAGTACGTATTGTTTTAGGAAGAAGAAGTGAAGGCGCATTCGCAAGAGGCTATTTTTTCAACGGAGAAGCGGGCTTGTGGGAGGTGTATTCCTGCGGGGAGCGAAATGAATATTTTGTACGGAAGCAGACCGGCTCGGAGCAGGAGGCGGTGGAAAAGTTGTACCGCATGGCAAAGTATGAGTACGAATCAGCCTTGCGGCATCTGGAACGAGAGCGGCAGAGAAAAGAGAGAATGCAGAACGGGCAGAGATGAGCCTTTCGGAGCAAAGCAAAAAAGGAAAGCGGGCGCGCTTTCCTTTTTTGGCATACGCGGCAAGGTGCGGAGAAGCAATTGGATCACAACTCCAATGAGAGACGGAAAGAAGAAATTATTTATTGCTATGCAGAATCCCCAAAAAATATGCCGACGAGGCGGCGGGCGAACTGCTTCAGGTGTTGGGGAGGGGAAAATAGAGTCAGGAAACTGAAAAGGTGTTAAATCCGCGGCGGGGTATCCCCGCCGCGGATTTTTGTGTATCGGTGCGCCCCGGAGCCGATGCAAAAAAAGGGTGGGGGACAGATGAAAAAAACGGAAAATTCCGGAGAAACGGACATCCGGAAGCGTACAATTGTTTTAGGATGAAACGGAGCTGAGCGCCGGGGTGCGAGCGCGGGGCCACATTTGAGCAAAGCGAAAATGGGGTAGCGAGCACGTTGCCCCCGGCGGGGGCAACGACCGGCCAGCGCGGTTTCGCGCAGCGAAATGGAGCCGAACGGCGACAAGCGCCGGGGTGCGAGCGCGGGGCCAGCCGGGGAACAAGGGAACGTACCCCGGCAGACCCCGCGGGAAAATGCGGGGCCACATTTGAGCAGAGCGAAAATGGGGCAGCGAGCACGTTGCCCCCGGCGGGGGCAACGACCGGCCAGCGCGGTTTCGCGCAGCGAAATGGAGCCGAACAGCGACAAGCGCCGGGGTGCGAGCGCGGGGCCAGCCGTGGAACAAAGGAACGTACCCCGGCAGACCCCGCGGGAAAATGCGGGGCCACATTTGAGCAGAGCGAAAATGGGGCAGCGAGCACGTTGCCCCCGGCGGGGGCAACGACCGGCCAGCGCGGTTTCGCGCAGCGAAATGGAGCCGAACAGCGACAAGCGCCGGGGTGCGAGCGCGGGGCCAGCCGTGGAACAAAGGAACGTACCCCGGCAGACCCCGCGGGAAAATGCGGGGCCACATTTGAGCAAAGCGAAAATGGGCAGCGAGCACGTTGCCCCCGGCGGGGGCAACGACCGGCCGCACGGTTTCGCGCAGGCGAAATGGAGCCGAACGGCGACAAGCGCCGGGGTTTTGCCGTTGGGGCCCCGGCGCGGCGCAGCCGTGACGGGAACGGCAAAATAGCGGCCCCGGTGGGGCCGATGACCGGCCAGCGCGGTTTCGCCGCAGGCGAAATGGAGGGCGAATGAAGCCCGACAAGCGCCGCCCTGCTCCATGCGGGACAAACGTCCGCGCGGCGGGCGGGGCGCGGCTTCCGGGGCATGCGGACGGAAACAGAAGGGAGATGCAGGAATGACATTGGGTGAAGCAAAAAGCGAAGTGCTGAAGCTGCTGGATGAAACAAAGCCGAAGGCGGACCTGACGGGCAGGCTGGACCGCTTTTTTGACATGGGACAGAAAGAGGTAGCGTTGTATTACCCCATCTGGCGCGAAAAAACGTACGCGGCGGAGGATGAAAAAACGCTGCCGCAGGACTGCTGTAAACCGCGCTACGTGATCGTAGACGGTATTGCACATCCGTACACAAAATATTCGCAGCTGCCGGATGCGTTTACGCTGCGCTATGAGGCGTATCCGGCGGACATTCCGGACAATGCGCCGGATGAAACGGAGTTTGATTTGCCGGATGAAGCAGTATTGGCCGTGATTTTTTTCGCTGCGGCGCAGACACAGAGCATGGAATACGACCAGCGGTTTTCCCAGAGCTTTTACGCGCAGTATCAGGGTAAGCTTTCAAACCTTTCGGGGCAGGCGGACGGCCCGGCGGCGGTCGTGACGGGTGGCTGCAATGTTTAAGCAGACAAATATGCCGGGCGCGTCGGCTCCCACGCTGTCCCAGGTGAAAATTGATACCTTTTTAGGCGCGGACCTGACGAACAGCCCGGCCAACGCGGACGAAAATCGCTCGCCCGACTGCGAGAACATGATCCGCGATGTGCCCGGGAAGGTGCGCAAGCGCATGGGATGGCAGGTGAAGCGGACGCTGGACGGGCGAATCAACGGATATCACGCGCTGATGGGACACGACCCGCTGGTACACGCGGGCACAAAGCTGTACAAGGGCGATTCCGTGGTGTATTCCGACGCAAACGACGCGCGCAGCCGCTCGTGGGAATTTGGCGAAAAACTGTACATCGCGGACGGAAAGGCGCTGCTGTGCTACGACGGCACGGCCGTGACGCGGGTGGACGCGGACGCATACATCCCCACGCTGACCATCGCGCGCGCGCCGAACGGCGGCGGGGAGGAATACGAAAACGCCAATTTGATCTGCCCGAAATACCGGGAGCAGTTTTTGGGTACGGCGGAGGACAAGACCTATCAAATGTCCCTTGTGCCGCTGGACAGCACGCCCGTGGAGGCCGAGCTGTTGCAGACGGACGGAAGCTGGAAGCCGATGGCGGAAAACAGCGGCTTTACCGTGAACCGCACGGCGGGCACGGTCACGTTCACCACCGCGCCGGGCGTATCCCCGGTGGCGGGGCAGGACAATGTGAAAATTACCGCATCACACACGGTTGAGGGCTATGCGGACCGCGTCAACAAATGCCGCATCGGCATCCAGTTCGGCGTGAACGGCGCGACGGACCGTTTGTTTTTGTCCGGCAGCCCGCAGCTCATCAACTACGACTGGTACAGCGGATTGAACGACCCCACCTACTGGGGAGACCAGGCCTATTCGGTGCTGGGCCAGAGCGACAGCGCCATTGTGGGATATTCCATTGTAAACGCCCGGCTGGCGGCGCACAAGGATTCTACCGATTCCGACCGGAACGTGATTGTGCGGGAGGGAACCCTTGTGGACAACAAGCCCGCGTTCCCCATCGTGAACATTTTGCAGGGCGAGGGAGCCATCGGGCCGTATTCGTTTGGGTATTTGGGCACGGAACCGCTGTTTTTGACAAAGCTCGGCGTTTACGCCATCACGGCGCAGGACATTACCGGGGAAAAATACAGCCAGAGCCGCAGCTTCTTCCTGAACGGGAAGCTGCTGGAGGAAAACGGGCTGGAGGAAGCGTTCGCGCTGGTTTACAAAGACATGTACTGGCTGTGCCTGAACGGGTGCGCGTACATTCTGGACGGGCTGCAGGCCACGCAGACGGACCGCTCGGCCCCCTATTCCACGCGCCAGTATGCGGGCTTTTACTGTACCAATATCCCGGCCCGCGTGCTGTGGGAGCAGGACGGCGCGCTGTGGTTCGGCACGGCGGACGGCAGGCTCTGCGCGTTTGCAAACGAACCGTCCGACCCGCTGAACTACAACGACAACGGCGAGGCGATCTACGCGTGCTGGCGTACGCCGGATTTGAGCGGCCGGACCTTTTACCGCAACAAAACGTTCAGCCGGTTTTATGTGGCGCTGGCCAGCGCGCTGGCGACGGGCGTGCGGGCGTGGGGACGCGTTGCGGGCATATGGGAAGAGTTGTTCAGCGATTTTGTGACGGCGCGGTATTTCTCCTATGCGCATCTGATCTATTCCAAGTTCACTTACTCCAACGACGACACGCCCCGCACGCTGGGGGACAAAATCCGGTTGAAAAAAGTGGACAAGGCGGGGTTCAAGGTGGAAAACGGCGTGCTGAACGAGCCGTTCGGGCTGGACGGCATCGGCATTGAATTTGTGGAGACCGGGTATTACCGGGCCTGAGAAAAGGAGGAGCTTATGGCGTTTCGAAAAATTACAGAAGGGGATATGCTGGGCAAGGGGAACGTGGGGCGGCCGGACACGCCCGGCGTTTCCACCGCCGAGATGCAGCGCATTATGGACGAGCTNCGGGTGGCTAAAAAGTTCATCCTCCAAAACAACGCCGGGCAGCAGATGGCTGAATTTGACGGGTCGGCCGACAGGACGGTACAGCTTACGCCCGGCCAGGTGGGGGCCGAGCCCGCCTTCACGAAAAACAACGCCTTCAACAAGAACTTTGGTTCAGCGGCGGGCACCGTGTGCCAGGGCAACGACGGCAGGCTTTCCAATGCACGGCGGGCCAGCAATATATCAATGAGCCTGTCCGGCACCACGCTGACAATCAACTATTCGTGAGGCGGTGAGGGCATGGCTTTGGTTTTCAACAATGTCACAGTGCCGCAGAGCGGGAATGTGATCTATAACGGCACGTCGTTATCTGTAGTGAAACACGGAAACACGCAGGTATGGAAGCGCGCGCCGGAGTACCTGTACAACAATGGAGATCAGTGTTCCGGATTTACCGGGGGCTGGGATGCCCGCGCCGCTTATTTTCTGAATACCGATACTTATTACCGCAACCAGACGGGCACGAAGCCTGTTTTCAACACCGGAAATATTTCAGTGACGTGTACCGGAAGCTATCTGGGCGGCGGCAGCGTCATCACAAACTGGCCTGTCGATCTGTCGGCGGTTTCATCACTGACGGCGAGTATCAATAAATTCGACCCTACCGAAACCTATTCAGCTTTCAACATCTATCTGCTCAGCGCGTGGCCTACGATCAACGCGGACAACTCATACGTTGCTGCAGTCCGTGTGCTGGGCAACCAGCAAGCGACCAGCGTGACGTTGAACACTTCCGGCTATAACGGCAGCTATTATGTTCTGATGGGTTTTTCAAACAACAATTCCCGTAGTTTTACAGGCTATATTTACAGCCTGAAATGCAATTTTTAGGAGGTACACAGAATGCTGAAAGTCACACTGAAAAACGGAAATGAATATGAACTGTTGGAAGATACAACAGTATACCCCAGCGGCAGCCCGAACGCCCGCAGCCGTATGGAAATCCACATGGGCGAGGATGCCATGACAACGGCCGAGTTCGAGGCCGCTTTTATGGATGAGGCCGCGACGGCGAAAATCCGATTGACAAAAACGACGGACGAGGACAACACGAAAATCGTGTTTGATACGGTGTACCAGCACTATTGCCTTGTGGCGAGCATTGGCAAAAAGCGCGTGAGCAAAACAGACATTGCCACCGGGCAGGTCGTTGAAGAAATGCACCTTGTGGCCGAGCTGGAGCAGCGCACCTACATCGAACAGCAGCTTGCCGCGCTGGGGCTGTAAAGGAGGCATGGCGTATGGCAATTTTTAAGGGCCGCGTGCGGGTGCGGTACGGGTACAGCCGGTGGGGCTATACCCGGAACAACGGCAAGGGCTGGCATGGCGGCAGCGACGAGGAGGGGCTGGACAGCACCACCATCCGGATGCCCGATTATAAGGGCAAAAGCATTTCCGGGCGGGTCGTTACGGCCCGCAAGGTGGACAGGTCCACGGGCAGCAAAACGTGGGAATGGGGCTGGTACGTGTGTGTGGAGCTGGACGCGGGCCAGACGCCGGACGCGGTGAACTGCCTGTATTTCTGCCACAACGCGCGGAATCTGGTATCCGTGGGCCAGCGGGTGAAAAGCGGCGACGCGCTGGCGGTGATGGGCAGCACGGGCAACGCGTCGCTGGCAAGCCCGCCCTTTGCGCACTGCCATTTCGAGGTGCGGGCCACAGCCGCCGGGGCGGGGCTTGACCCAACGGCATACACCGGGCACCCCAACGCTGTGGGTACATACGGTGAAGCAATCGACGAAACGGAGGACAGCGACATGAAGTTTCTGGAAGTGACGAGCGGCAAATGTGAGGTGTTCACCGCGCCCGATGTGAATGCGGTGGACAAGCACTATAACGGCGGAAAGCTGACCGAGGGCGTGTGCTACCCGGTGCAGGCNCGGCGGGAAAGCTGCAGGCGGTGCTGAACGGACTGCGGGACCTTGTAAAAGCGCACACGGACCGCGCGGACAACCCCCACGGGGTGACGGCGGCGCAGGCGGGGGCCTATTCCAAGGCTGAGACGGACGCGGCCATCAGCGCGAAGGTGGTGGAGCTGGGCGCGGGCGACATGGCGAAAAGCATCTATGACCCCGGAAACGAGCAGCAGCCGCTTTTGCCGCGCAACGGGGACGGCTCCAACGTAACGGCGTCTTTTACCGAGGCGGAGCAGGATGCGGATATCCAGACGGGGGAAGAGCTGACCGTGCTGTTCGGGAAGATCAAGAAGCGGTTTTCCACCTATNGGCAGCGCGCGCAAAGGGACGGGCGGCAGGCGGGCGCGTACGCGCAGCGCACGGAGGCATCCGGCACCGCGCCGGGTGTGTAGGAGCGATGGAGAGCATCATCGTCGCGCTCATCACGGGCGTGCTGTCCCTGGTTGGCGTAGTAATTACCAATACGGCGGCCGCCCGGCGAACAGAGAACAAGATCACCACAGCGCAGGCCGTGACGGACACAAAGCTGGACGAGCTGACGCGGGAGGTGCGGGAGCACAACGGCTTTGCCCGGCGCATGCCCGTTGTGGAGGAACAGATCAAGGTGGCGAACCACCGCATCAGCGATCTGGAAAAATGGATGGAGGGAAAACGGCAATGAACAGGACCGTACTTGTACTTATGATGGCCGTAACGGTGGAGGCGCTGGTGGAATACGCTAAGACCTTCGGCAAAGCGATTCTTGAAAAGCAGTGGAAAACCGCCGCCACGCAGGCGGGAGCCGTGGCGCTGGGCGTATCGCTGTGCTTCAGCGCCGGGGCGGATTTTTACGCTGCGCTGGGCGTGAGCTTCAACGCGGCGTGGCTGGGCGTTGCGCTTACCGGCGTCTTTGCCAGCCGCGGCGCGAATTATGTGAGCGACCTTGTGAAGAAGCTGCAGGCGCTGGGCGCGGCGCAGGCGGAGCGATGAAACGAAAAAGCCCGCCCGGAGAAAGCCCGGGCGGGTCATTTGGAAAGGAGTTCGATTTTGTATGTTTAAACGTGAAAGTGACACAATAGGGAAGCCTGAAACACCGTGGACGCCTCCGGATCCTCCAAACACAGACCCGCCGGCCTCAAACAGAGGCCCGTCCACATCAGAATATTACGCCGCCCTGCTGGCCCAGGTGCAGGCACAGCAGGACGCAGCCGCCCGCCGGGCCGAAGAGCTGGCCCGGCAAAAACAGCAGGCGGCGCAGGCCGCCTATGACAAAAACATGGGATACCTGAACGAGGCATATGCAAACCGCAGCAATTTGCTTCAGCAGAACTACAACGATGCGCTGGCACAGCTGCAGGCCAGCTATGACAGCGGTGCGCGCGGGGTGAACCAGAACGCCGACAGCGCCCAGCAGCAGGCGTATATCAACTATATGATGAGCAAGCGTGACCTTCCCCAGGCGCTGGCGGCGCAGGGGCTGACGGGGGGCATGTCGGAAAGTGCGCTGGCGGGCATGTACAATTCCTACGGAAACAACCGAAACACGATTGACCGCGGGCGCAACGAAAGCCTTGCAGCGCTGCTTGACACCTTGAACAGCAATCGATCTTCGGCGCTGCAGAGCTACAACAGCCAGCTTTCGGCGGCCGAGCAGCAAAAAATGGCATACCAGATGCAATTGGAGCAGGCCCTCGCCAACGGCAGCGCCGAAATTCTGCAAAACAAGTATGATACGCTGCAGAATCTGGACAACGCCTATGCACAGCAGATTCTTGCCTTGCAGCAGGCGGCGGCCCAGGCGGCGCAGAAACGCTGGTAGCCGATGCAAACGGCGGCCAGGAAGGCGTGTCCGGAAAGCCGCCGGCGGAAAAAATGAGCATTCCTTGCCGCCGGTTTTCCGGAGATCCCGCCGGGATTTGCGGCGGCCTGCCCTGAAACAAAAGCGGAGCCCGCCGCTGCACGACCCGCAAACCGGCCGGAGCAGACCCGGGCACAGTGCGGCGTGCCTGTGCCCGCACCGCGGGAAGCCGCTGCTATGGCTCGACGGCTGTTGTAAACCGTATTGGGAATGGACGTCTTTCCCGCGCGGCGACACGGTCTTGCTTCCGGGCCCCCCTGCAAAGCTGCCCCATACCTTTTTCGAGAATCCGATGGCGTGCGCGCCGTATTCCGTCAACTTGATGGGTGCGCGCACGCGCCGGCATGCCTCCGCGATGGACGCCGTCCCGCATCCGCTGCCGTCCGTGATGTTCCCGACTGTACCCGGGCTTTCAGGCGTGATGCCTGCAAAAGAAATTCCGCTGTCCGATATCGTGGTCTGGTACACCTGCCCGGCCGTCTTTCCAATGGGGCCGTGA